GATAATTATTTTAAGATTGATTATTTTTCCTCAAGTTTAGCTTCTTATGAAAATTCAAATTTACCATTTTTGGTTGAAAGAGGAGATGAAATTAGAGTAACTTACACAGGAAGTTTATCTCCACCTAATACGTCTTTGTCTTATTTTACTCAAGATTTTACTGTAACAAATGTTATACAATACTCTGATCCTTCTTTAATAGCTAGTAGTGGAAGTCGTATATATACTTGTTCTATAAGTACAGGCCCTGCCGCCATTAGCATATATGATACTTTCCAAGTTTACCCTGATCCATCAACCCTAACTAATAACATCCCAGACGGTACAATTTTAAATTATACAATCCGCCGCAAAGCAGACAATGATCAATCAATAATAGTATTCCAATCCACCCCACCAAATGATCAAGGATATCAAACTTTATCAGGTCCTGGATATTTAATACCAAATGACTTTACGGAAATACAAACAAGAAACGCTTTAACATTAATTAACAATCTAAAAGCTAAAAACGCATTTAGAGATGATAACGACATTCCATCAACTATTTTAACTCCATAAAAATAATTTGGATACAAACTTAAAAAACTATATATTTATAAACAAAATACATTTAAACAATGGGATATTTAAATAACCAAGTTGTCACAATAGATGCTATTTTGACAAAAAAAGGAAGAGAATTACTAGCTAAAGGTGACGGTACATTTAGAATCACACAATTTGCATTAGCTGATGATGAAATCGATTATACATTATATAATCCAAACCATCCATCAGGTTCAGCTTATTATGGTGAAGCTATTGAAAACATGCCTCTATTAGAAGCCTTTCCTGATGAAACTCAAATCATGAAATATCAGTTAGCTACTTTACCTCGTGGAACAGCTAAAATGCCTATTTTGGATCTTGGCCAATCAAATATTATATTAAAACAAACAGCTGACAAATCAATAACTCCTCAAACATTAAATTACTTAGGTAATAACCAAGTATACGAAAGTTCAGGATACACATTTACAATTTCAGATGTTAGATTGTTTAGTTCATTCGTTGGTACAGGTATAAACACACCACAAGCAGCTGCGTTAAATTCATCAACTACTAATGGAACTAATGTATCTAAAACAGTGGTTGGAACTACATTAACAATGAAAGCAACTGGTGTTAACACATTATTTGGTTCAAATACAACTTTATATGCAACATTAACTGTTGTAGGTAGAGATAGTGGAGCAAGATTACAAATTCCTGTTCAAATTACAAAAACAACAATTTAAAATATAAGACGACATGGCCTTTAAAAGATTAGATCCCCAAGATTTAGTAATAAGCACAGATTCTGTTACATCAACAGTATGGAGTAATAATAATCCAACATTAACAGGATTTTTTACTTCTTCAACTCAAGTAGCCAGCAATATAGCACAATTCTACTATTCAGTATTTCAAACATCTTCTACAGATGCTTCTGCAGCCGTTCAATTTGATATAGCATATTGTGATCAATATGGAAGTGGAAGTGTATGGTATAATCAACTAGTTCCTGGTGTCTCTCCTACAAGAACAAATTATGGACAATATAGAACATTAATATTAGGAGATGAAAATGCTCAATTTGTATTTGGAAACACTACTTCATCTTATTTTTATGCCATAAATGTTGAAAGAGCTAGATACAAACAATCTTTCCTTCCTGGAACAATGACAATGTTTCTTTCAGGTTCAGGAGGCCGAATTAGTTTAACAGATGATAGTACAATTGCTTCTTCAGTAACATTTACTGATGCCGGTAGAGTATATAATATGGTATCTGGATCAGCAGGAACAGTATTTACAGGAACAGGTTCTTTAGGTAGAGGATGGACTCCTAATTCAGGATCATATGGTTGGTTTCTACCAGATATTGGAGTAATATTATTGAATGGAGTAGCATTAGATGCTGGAAGTGATGGTAGAGGCATTGATTTAGGAACATTAAGAACAGCTAATAGTAAATTAAATAACCCTCAATTAATAGTAAATGCTTTAAATAGAGCAGCAACTACAAGTACACCCTCTCGAGGATTTAAATTAAATAGCCAAGAAGCACTATCTTCAGATTTTATCTTTGTTAGAGCTAGAAATAATGAATTTAACTACTCAGAAAATCCATCATTCATCTCAGGATCAACTGGTGAAGTAATATTTGATTCTTTCATAAACAACCCACAAACATATATTTCTACAGTAGGTCTTTATAATGACAATAGTGAACTATTAGCAGTAGCTAAACTTTCAAGACCATTACCTAAAGATTTTACAAAAGAATTACTTGTAAGAGTTAAGTTAGACTTCTAATGAATGAGCGCATACAAACAATTCACAACACAAGATGTTGTAATAACACCATTTGATGCAACTAAGACATTCTCATACCGCGGAGATGAAATAATATCATCCAACTCAGGAATTGAATTTTATTTAGGAAAAAAACCATTATCTAATGATTTTGTATCTTCTTCCCAAATATCTACAGGAATAACATATAAAGAAAACACTACAGGTGTTTATAATAGTATAAAACAACTATACTATACAAATTATTTATTTTCAAGTTTAGGAGATAATGTTCCTTTACCTGTTTTAATACCAGGAGTTTCATCTGAATATGACGAAACAGCGGGAGCAACCAATGCTCCAAGATATGAAAATTATCTTCAATCTACTTTAACCCAATCAAGATATTTTCCAACCCAATCAGAAGCAGAAATATCAGTAATTTCTATTCCATCAAAATTATTTGGAGAAAATATTGTTCCATCAACATTTGATTTCAATTACTATGTTTCATCTTCAAATGAAGTTGGATATTATAATATAACAGATGATGGAGAAGGAAACTTAAATTCACAATTTACAGGTTCAATCATATTTAATATATATGGTAATAAACAAACAATAGGAATTAATGGAGGAACAGGTTTTTTTCCATCAATACTTAACTCATTCACAACATCATCAAATAATTACATCCAATCAAATCCAAATTTTTTCACTGGTGATAATTTAACACTCTTATCTAATCCCTACTCCACTACAGCTAATGTAACTTTTAATTTTAGTGCAAGTAATTTTGGACCCTTTATAAATAAATTAGACATTTTTATAGGTAATAATAACACAGGAACACCTCTAACATCCACTATTAATATATACCCCAACCCTGGTACACTTACTTTGACAATGAATGAAGGGCAGTCTTATTTTATATATTACCAACCAAATAGTGGTTCTTTTGGTAATACAAATTTTGATATTCAAATATCTGCAACTTCTTCACCTATAGGTATACCCCCCACAACATCATCAATAGTAGGACAAATATTTTATCCTCATGGTATAGCGACTTTTACAACAGGTGGTTTAGAAAACATGGCACCATATTTAAATTACTATTTCATAACTGGAAGTGGATATGGTATTGGAGATTATGGAAATAATATTTATGGTGCTGCCCCAACTAAAATATACTCTTACTTATTCTCATCTTCTATTTCATTTATGTCTTCATATAGAATATATGAAAACCAATATAAATGTGCCATTAGAGAAAATGAGTTTAACTACACACAAAACCCATCATCCAGATCAGGTAGTGGAGAATTTTACTATAGCTTTGTAACAGGTTCATATTTTAGCCCATATATCACAACTATAGGACTTTACAATGATAATAAAGAGCTATTAGTTGTAGGTAAATTATCTCAACCAATCCCAATCTCTCTTTATACAGATACAACTTTTATAGTTAATTTTGATATATAATATATTTATAACCAAAATATATGTGGTTATATAATAATGAAGTTGTAGAAATAATCGAAGACATCCCTACTAACACTTTTGGGTTTATTTACATTACCACTCATATCCCGAGTGGGATATCATATATCGGAAAAAAATCGTTATATCACAATGTAAAGCGCAAATTAACCAAAAAAGAACTTGCTGAACAAACCGGAAGGGGAAGAAAATCAACTACTGAAAGAATACAAAAAGAATCTGATTGGAAAACATACTATGGTTCAGCTAAGCCCATCTTAGCATTAATCAAAGAAGGGAAAAAAGATGAATTTAAACGTGAAATAATAAAATTTGTTGACAATAAAAAACTGTTAACATATTATGAATGTAAATATCTCTTCCATTTCAATGTATTAGAAGAACCAGAAACATGGTTTAATGATAACATTTTAGGTAAATTTTTTACAAAAGACTTTGCTATATAATATTTTGTTATTATATTTAAGGGTTATGGTAAATGAACTATTAGTTAACTTAGTAAACTCTGTATTAGGCTCTGGTAAACGTACCGCTAGAGGTAATCAAGCATACCATTGCCCTTTTTGCAATCACCATAAACCAAAACTTGAAGTCAACTTCTCAGAAAATAAAGAAGGAGAAAACAAATGGGCTTGTTGGGTATGTAGTAAAAAAGGTAAAACACTATATAGTCTATTTAAACAAATAGAAGTTGCACCTGAAATTTTATCTCAACTTAAACCACTAGTTAAATCCGGAAACTTTATAGAAGATACCACTATAAAAGTAACTGAAGTTAAACTACCAGATGAATATAAACCAATATCAAACAGTAAAGATATCATAGCTAGACAAGCCATTGCATATCTTAAATCAAGAGGTTTAACACAAGATGATATTGAAAAATACAATATAGGATATTGTGATAGTGGACCATACAATAATATGGTTATAATCCCATCATATGATGAAAACGGAAAATTGAACTATTTTACAGGTCGTTCATTTGAAAAAGAACCATACATAAAATATAAAAATCCAGATACATCTAGAGATATAGTACCATTTGGTTTGTTTATAAACTGGAGTTTACCTTTAATATTATGTGAAGGGCCATTTGATGCAATTGCAATTAAGCGAAATGCTATACCTTTATTCGGAAAAAATTTACAGGATAGTTTGATGAAAAAAATAGTATCATCAACTGTCCAAAAAATATATATAGCCCTTGATTCAGACGCTATGAAACATGCTGTTAAATTTGCTGAACAGTTAATGAACGAGGGAAAAGAAATATATTTAGTTGAACTAAAAGATAAAGACCCGGCTGAACTGGGTTTTGAAAATTTTACTAAAACAATACAAAAATCATTTCCTTTAACCCAATATGGGTTAATGGAAGCAAAATTATCGTTACTATGAGTAAAAAAACAATTAAAAAATCTTATAACAGAATTTTAGAAATATCTGAAGATGCACAACAAATAACATTACCAGATTCTAGATATTATAGACGAAATGGTGAATATTATCCTTCAATAACATATGTTTTAGGATATTATCCAAAAGGTAAATTTTTTGAAGATTGGTTAAAAAAAGTAGGATACGCTTCAGAACACATTGTTAGAAAAGCAGGTGAAGAAGGTACTCAAGTACATGAAATGATCGAACAATATCTAACAGGAGAAGAATTAAATTTCCTATCCCCAATAGGTAAACCATTATATAATCCCGATGTATGGCAAATGTTTTTACGTTTTGTTGATTTTTGGGAAACATATAATCCAACATTAATAGAAGCTGAAGTACATTTATTTTCAGATGAAATCAAAGTAGCCGGTACATGTGACTTAATAGTTGAAATAAACGGTGAATTATGGTTGATAGACTTTAAAACATCAAATCATATCCAGCCAACATATGAACTTCAAACAGCTATTTATGGAAAATGCTATGAAGAATGTTATGGTAAAAAAGTAGACAGATATGGTATCTTATGGTTAAAATCATCTAAAAGAAAATCATCTAAAGATAAGATGCAAGGTAAAGGATGGGAAATAGTTGAATCAGAAAGATCGTTTGAGGAAAATATTGACATATTCAAAACAGTAAAAAAATTATTTGATTTAGAAAATCCTACACACGCCCCTATATTCACTGAATTCAAAACTAAAGTAAAGAGAAAGTTGTAATATTTATTATATATGATAAAACTACTCCAATTACTTAATGAAGTTACATCTCAACCTAAAGCCATTATCATGGCTGGTGGTGCATCTGTAGGAAAATCCACTATACTAAAATCAGTAGAATCTATTTTAAAAGGATATAAAAATCTAAATGCTGATAATTATGTAGAAGATAAAGATTCATCATTATATGGTAATCTAGCAGGTGCTGTTTCACAAATTAAAAAACAAGATTTACCTCAATCTATATCAAACAAAGAAAATTTGATATATGATACAACGGCTTCAACATTATCTACTGTAACTCCAATTATAGACGATTTGAAATCAAATGGATATGATGTGATGATGGTAATGGTTTATGCTCATCCAATTGTTTCCTTTTTAAGAAACTTTAAACGTGAACGTAAAGTACCTGCAGTTGGTGTTTTAGGTACATGGGGGAATGTTTATAATCTAATAAACGAATATAAACAAATATTCGGAGATAATTTTATATTGGTTAAAACACCTTCATCTCCTGAAGAAGATAAAGCAATACAAGAATTTGAAAAAGCATACAATAGTGGAAAATTAAAAGAATATTTTAATGATTTACTATCCACAGGTGAATTTCAATCTACATTCAGAAAAGACGATACTGGTATATCACCTGAAGAACTTGCTAAAAGAGAAAAATCTAGAGAAAAAACTAAACAAACATTAGATACTAATATAGATAAAATAGCAAATACTTTTGATAAAGTACAATCTGATCTAGAATCAAATGTTATAGATGCAAAGGAATTACCTAACAAATTAAGAAGATTTACAAAATAGTGGAAAACGGATCTAAAATTATTGGAATATATGGTGGTGGATTTAAACCACCTACAAAAGGACATTTTGAAGTAGTACAACAAGCTTTAAAACAGTTCCCTGAAATGGACGAACTTATAATATATGTTGGAAGTGGTGAAAGAGATAAAGTAGATCAAGCTGAATCTGTTTTAGTATGGAACATATATAAAAAACATCTCCCATCTAAAGTATCAATTGAATCTGTAAAAGCACCAATAGGAGATATATTTAAATATGCTAAAGACCACCCTGAAGAAAAAATATATTTTATTTTAGGAGCAAGAGAAGGAAATGAAGATGATCAAACAGACATAACTTCAAGAACAAAGTCAGTTAAAGAAAAATATCCTAATATTGAAGTTAAAATCATCAATACCCCAGATGCGGGTATAAGCGGAACAAATGCTAGAAAGGCTTTATTTCAATCTAGAGATGCTTTCTTTAAATATGTTCCTGACGTTCTATCTCCTGTTGAAAAAGAAAGAGTATACACATTACTAGTCCCTGAACTAATAAGTGAAAACGCATCATACGCGAAAGACATTGACTATAAGCAATATATCAAAGAATTGACGAAGGATATGATTAGAAAGGGAATGAACGTTACTCCGCTCCCTAAAGTGATATTCAAACATAGTGATGTTTCAAATGCTAAAGATTTCTTTGGTAAAACAGCATACTATGAACCACAATCAATGTCTATTGTTCTATACACAGAAGGACGTCATCCTAAAGACATTGTAAGATCATTTGCTCATGAAATGATCCATCACATGCAGAATGTAGAAGGTAGATTAGGTGATATTACAACAACAAATACACAAGAAGATGATCGTTTAAATGATTTAGAAGCAGAAGCCAATTTAAAAGGCACTATGACTTTCAGAAATTGGACAGATAAAATGCAAGAAAGAAAAAATAAAGATCCATTTGGTATTACAGCATATGCTCTAGAACTAGCTAGAGGATTACAAGAACAAGAAGAAACAAAATATAAAATCTATGTTGACATGGATGGTGTGTTAGTAGACTTTGATGGTGGATATGAAAAACTAACGGGTATGACCACTCGAGAAGCAGATGCAAAAGGACCTGAATTTTTTTGGAAACCCATCTCAAAAGCTGGAGCTAAATGGTGGATAACACTTAACTGGATGCCTGATGGAAAACAATTATGGGATTATGTTAAAAAATACAACCCCGAACTACTATCAGCTCCATCTAGAGAAGAAGCTTCAAAAATGGGAAAAAGAATATGGGTGAAAAGAGAATTACCTGGAGCTAAATTGATCTTAAGACCAGCAGATAAAAAACAAGAATTTGCTTCACCAACCTCTATTCTAATAGACGATAGAGAAAAAAATATAGAACAATGGGAAGCAGCAGGTGGGATAGGTATATTACATACTGATGCCGCTTCAACTATAAAAAAATTGAAAGAACTAGGAATATGATTAAATTAATGGATTTATTGAAAGAAGATATTTCCCCTAAAGAAGTATACCATTTCACCCTCCCTAAATTTTTTGTGAATATGGTAAAGACAAATACCATTAAAGCAGACCCTAAATTCAAACAAATATCATTTACTACAGACCCTGACTTGTGGTCATTTAGAGAATTCCCAGATGAAGATCAAGAAGTAGGAGTTAGATTAACATTTGATACTAAAAATTTACCCCCACTAAAACCATTTGTATATTCTGGAGCTCCGGGAGATGACTATAACTACGAACAAGAATATGTTTCAACAGTTGGAGATCTAAGACCTTCAAATATATTGAATATAATAAAAGATATTACAGCAGATGACTATTGGAAAGAATATTTACAAGATAATCTTCCAGAGGAAATTTTTAATAAAATAAATTTTGTTTAATGAAAGATAATGTTTTAAAAAAAGAGTTTTCAAAATCCGATGTACAACGTGTCCGTAACCTTGTACAAGGTAAATACGGTGATAAAACAACACAAAGTGTAGGATATAGTAAAAAACAAGAGTTCCATAAAGAAGGAGATATATGGGAAGAAGATGAGCGCACTTGGACTATTAAAGATGGTATTAAACAAAATATAACTAAACTAGATAAAGCAAAAAAGGCTCACGTTATGCCTATGTTTTGCCCATCATGTAAAAACATGATGAAAAAAACATTTGATAAAGCGTATTATCTAATCCATCAAAAATGTTTTGACTGTGTAATTGAATTTGAAACTGAACTTAGACGTTTAGGAAAATTTGAAGAATATCAAACTAGCATCCAAAATGCTGAGATAGATGGTTTTATAAAAAACTTTAAAGCATGGGTAGAAGATGAACTTACAGCATCAAATAATTCATTTGTAACAGAACAAGGTGATGTAGAAAGATGGGTTGGAAACCATGATACAGAAAAAGTTAAACAATCAGTAGACGAAACAATCGAATACCTTGAGAGTCTCAAGAAATAGCACATATTTATAAAATATAAACTCAATATGGAAGACATTAAAAAAATCAGAGAATTTTTCTCTAAACCTTTAAATGAACTAGAAAAAGAAACAAAAATATCTATTTCAATCCCAGATAATACTTCATATGTTGATTTTGCTAAAACTGTAGCTAAAATATTAATTGATGACTATGGTTCCCGTAATTTTATTCCATTTATAAAAACACTAGAAAAAGAATTAAACATGAAAACTCCAACAACATATAATAGTATTAAAGAAGAACAATCAGAAGACCCAGTAGATACTATCACAATGGATGTTCCGTTGTTTATTCGTATGTTAGAATACGCTAGAGAAGATGCTAAAGAAGATATGGATTTACATGACATAACTGAAAAAGCAAACCTTTTAGGAAAAGAACGTGGTATACTTCAAATGGAAGACTATGATGAAATTATAGGTACAACTGAAAATACACCTATTCAAGAAATGATAAAATCTGTATTAAACGGAAAAGGAATCAAACGAAAAAAATAACATATTTATAACCAAAATATTAAAGATGAAAATATCTGAATTCAAAAAAATGATAAAAGATCATCTATTAGAAGACAATTCAATAGACGAGGCTAAAAAGAAAAAAGACGCTGAAGAAGAAATCACAGTAGATGATATAACAGATGAAGTACCAGCTGAAGAAGCCCCAGCTGAAGAAACAGAAACAACAGTAGATATCACTACAGATCAAGTAAACCCAAATGTAAAAGCAGTTCAAGATGCTTTAACACAAGCTCAAGCAGCAGCTAGAACTTTAGGAGATGATAAACTTACAGATCAAATAGGAAACACTATTACGTTCTTTACAAGAGCTCACATTGTAGGAGGAGAACAAAAAGATGCAAGTTTAGAAGAAATTGAATTATACGAATCTAATCGTATGAAAAGAATTGCAGGTATTATTAAATAAAAACTATAAAAAATAAAAATTATGAACTCACAAGAAATTTTAGACAAAGTAGTAGAATTACTAGAAACTTTAAAAGAAGAACACAACAAAACATCAAAAGCAGCACATGGTAGAGCTAGAAAAGTATCAGGCGAAATTAAGAAATTAATGGCTGAATATAAAAAAGCATCTACAGCTGAAGATAAAAAATAAATAACATATGCCACTATTCACCCCAGAAGAAAAAAAAATATTTGATCAAGAGGTTGAATCGGTAAAAAAAGGTATGCTTGCTAATAAACGTGCCCTAGTTTCAAAATACGGAAAAGACGCCGAAAAAGTAGTTCAAGGAAACGCTGTTAAAAAAGCATTAAAAAAAATAGAAAATTTAAGACAAATTCAAGAAATGGAAAATAACAAACTTAAAGAAATGGTTAAAAAGGCTTTAACTAAACCATTAAAAGAACAAGATGTTGAAGCAAGAGCTGATAGAATTGGAGGCGAAATGGAATTATCTAAAATGATGAATTTACTAGACGAATTTGAATCAGCATTAGAATCCCATGATTGGTCTTACATGATGTCAGATGATAAAAGAGCATATGAAAAAGGATCAGCTGAAGAAAAGGAATTAGAAGTTATAGGAGCACAATTGTATAATAGTGAATATAATAAAGAAGCAGAAGAATTATATAATACATATAATATATTCAAAAATGTTTCATTTAAAGATTTTATAGCTCCTGTTAAATCTTTGTATGAAAAAAAAGCTAAACCTGATTTTTTAGATCTTGATAAAGATGGGAATAAAGAAGAATCAATGAAAAAAGCCGCTCAAGATAAGAAAAAAATGCAAACAGAAGATCTTGATTTAGGACATGAAGATGATGAACCGCATATGCTTAAAGCTGATTTATATAAAATTGGAAAATATGCTATGGAACTTTATCAAATGGTAGATCAATTTGAAGGTAAAGGTGAAATTGATTTCCCAGCTTGGTGGCAAAATAAAATTAACACTGCTAAAAATATGATAAGTAGTGCTAAACATTATCTTGAATTTGAACTTAAAGAACCTCAAATTGATGCTATGGTAGGTGTTGCTCAATCAGAAGATATAATCAATATAGATGAGAAAAAACTTACATCTGCTGAAAAAAAGAAGAAAGAAGAAATTGTTAAGGGTATGAAAAAATCTTTTAAAGGAGATAAAGAAGACATGTATGCTATTGCTACATCAAAAGCTAAAAAAGTAGCTGAAGAATTAGCTAAAAAACTTAAGAATAAATAATGACTGCTGCTGAATTAAGAGAAAAAATCAAATTACTTGTCCCTCAAGTATACAGCAATAAACAAAAAGCTGAAAAGGCTGCTGTGGAATATGACGAGCTAACAAAGTTCCCTGAACTTAAAGCCGTTATAATTGATTTACTTACGTCAGATTTCGATTCATTTCTATCTTCAATAGATTGGGTTGCTCCTAGACCTACCACGTTTAGAATCAACCTAAAAAACAACCAAGGTTTTTATTTAATTTGGAGTCCAAAAAGTTGGATAGCTCAAGTTGAAGGAAAAAAATATTATCTTTTAAATCTTCCTGAAGAACAGCGTGCTGCTGAAGCCATTTCTCGTATATTGAGATATGGAACTAAAGAAGACATAGATGAAAATGCAGCTAGTGATAATGTTGATTTAACTGTTGAAGAACCTCCAATTGAAGAACCAGCACCAGAAGCAACACCACCAGAAGAATTTCCAGCAGAAGCTTAAATATAAAAAATATGAAAATAAAATTAATTAATATTTTAAGCGAAATAAAATCTGATCAAAGTGCAGATATTATTGGTGATAAATTAGATGATAT